ACACAACCATTTCATATTATTTTTGAAAAGATGGTTTGCTTTCTTAATCGGGAAGTAAACATCTATTTTGAGTTTTCCTTTAATTCAAAAAAGAAGAAAAGAGTTTCCCGAGGTAAGAAAAATGTTAGCAGCTAGTTTAGTTTTTGGTTCATTTCTGACCATCTTGTTTCTAATACTGGGCACTATGATTGGTTGGACTGCTAGAGAATATATGATGAACTATCGGGAAGTACCAAGACCTCACCCCGAAATGTTTGATGAGCAGGGTAATTTAATTCCTGATGAGGTAATTGCATTTAACTTTGAAAACTATCATGACAGTATCACAGACGAAGAAGACGAAGACGACAACTAAAACAACCAGTGTTAAAAACGATACTAGTTTAATTCTTCCTAATAATCCATTTGCTTTTGAAGTTTTAAATTTAGTATCAAAACAAAGATCTAAAGTTAAAAAAATTGAAGTTCTGAAAAAATATGAAGAACCTTCATTAAAAACTATTTTAATTTGGAATTTTGATGACACTGTGATTTCCTTACTTCCTCCTGGAGAAGTTCCTTATTCTGGATTTGAAGACCAAGCAAAATCTAATGGTGGATTGAGTACCAAGATTGCAGAAGAAGTTCGTCGAATGCACTCGACAGATTCTTTTTCTTTGGGTTCTGGTGATAAAAATGGACATACTACGATTCGCAGAGAATCGAAACATTTTTATCGTTTTGTAAAGGGTGGAAGTCCTGGATTGAGTGCTATTCGTAGAGAGACAATGTTTATTAATATTCTCGAAGGTCTTCATCCATTAGAAGCAGAAATTCTTTGTCTTGTAAAAGATAAAAAACTTTCTGAAAAATATAATATTACTAAAGAACTTGTCGCTGATGCGTATCCAGATATTACTTGGGGAAATAGAAGTTAATTATGAAAATTCTTTATGAAGATTGTGATCCAGATAAGGCACAAGATAAAACCTTACCTTACACTGCCTATTTGGTAGAGTATAAGATAGATGGTGAAACTCATTATGATCTTGCAGTAGGAAAAAAAAGAGTTGACATTTTTGATGCATACTGGGATAAGTATAGAAATGATTTCGTGACCATGAATCAGAGTGAGGGTAGAGTTAATCCTAAACTATGGGGCATTAAACCACCCGAAACTAAAAAGCGAAAGTAATTCCAAAAATATCGGAAAAAAAATTCCGGTAAAAATTTGACCTGTAGGGTCGATTATAAAAAACTTGACTATATAGAGTATAGGGTCTATAATAGACTCATCGTTCATCACCTTCGGGTGACGCAAGTAAGTCGCGGAACGGAGCGTTCATCTTATGATTGAAATACTATTATTGGCACATATGTATCAGAAACCTCAAATGACTTGTCAGCAAGTCATCGAGGTGGCAGAAACTGTGATGGAGTCTCCATATATGACTCCCGAAGATAAGGAAAATTTTTTCTTTAACTTATTTGGTAATCACATGAATATGGATTGTATCAAAAAATCATAGGACGCAAACGACTGAAGGAACGGAACTCGGATCACCCTTAAGGGGTTAAAGGAGAAAAATCCATTCTTTTAGGAGACCTACAATGAACACACTTAATCTTATTAAAAAAAAGATTGAAAAATCGGCACGTCTGCATGATGCACAAATTCTTCACACTACATATCGTGGTGTAAAGTATGAGTGTAAGCAGGAAAATAATGAATTGCATGGCACTTTCTGTTATCGTGGTCAAAATTATACGAAATAAAGAGAGACTTCAAAGTTTTCTCTGAACAAATCTAGAGGAGGGAATTGATATCCCTCCTTTTTTATGCTAAAATATAATTAAACAATAGAGTATTATGGAGAAAGAAAGACTTAAACTGATCGTTAGAAATCTTGAATTGCTTGTGGATTCACTGAAAGCGGAAGTATATTCTGATGTGGATGCATATAAAACGTCTGTAGACAATTCTAAACTTCCGGGGATGATTCCAACACTCGATTATGATGAAATCTTTGAGGATGATGATGGATACCCAGACTAAAATAAAGAAATCAAAAGAACTCGTAAAATTACTTGAAAGACTTATAAAGCAAGATCATCTTTATACTGAAGAACGTATTATTGAAATGAAAAATACTCTTCGTAGTGCAAAAGAAGAGATTGAAAAAATGGAAAAAGAAAACTCTAAAGGATTTGGAAAATGAATGTAAAATTAATTAGTGTTACCCCTGATGCTGAAAAAACTATGGGGTATGTTGCGAGGGTATCAAACCCAAGTAATCAAACAAATCCTAAGGTTGCTGGATTGCTCAAATATTGTGTGAATCATCAACACTGGTCTGTATTTGAGCAGGCATTTATGACATTGGAGATTGAGACCACAAGAGGTCTGGCAGCACAAATTTTGCGACATAGAAGTTTTACATTTCAAGAGTTTTCTCAAAGGTATGCTGATAGTTCTTTATTAGGAGATACTATTCCTCTCCCAGAACTTCGTCGTCAGGATACAAAAAATCGTCAAAATTCTATTGATGATATTGACCCCTTTGTTAAACAGAAATATGAGATTTTGATGCAACATCATTTTAGAGATGCTATGGCATTGTATCAAAAAATGCTTGATGAGGGTATTGCAAAGGAATGTGCTCGTTTTGTACTTCCTTTGGCAACACCAACACGTCTTTATATGAGTGGATCTTGTCGTAGTTGGATTCATTATATTGCACTTAGGGAAAAATCAGGAACTCAAAAAGAACATATGGATATTGCCAAAGAATGTAAAAAAATCTTTGTTGAGCAGTTTCCAATTTGTGCCGAAGCACTTGGAGGTTTGGATGTAGATTGGGTATTGTGATGTGAAGATCTAAATAATTTTATATAATTTTCGGAGGTGAAAACTTTGGCAACATATCCTGTAGTTCATAAAGAAACTGGTGAACAAAAAGAAGTAATTTTAAGTGTTTATGAATGGCCAAATTGGTGCAATGAAAATCCAGATTGGAAGAGAGATTGGTCTGACCCATCAACTTGTCCTCAACCGGGGGAAGTTGGAGAATGGAGAGATAAACTCGTTAATAAAAATCCTGGATGGAATGAAATTCTGAATAAAGCATCAAAAGCACCCGGTTCAAAAGTAAAGAAGATCTAATATGGCAAGAAGAAAAAGAGCATCGGAAAAAGACCAATCTATCGGAATTGATCTTACAAAAAAACAAATGAAAAAAAAGAAACCTCTAAATTTTGAATATTTGGTCAATATTGATCCATTGACCGAAAATCAAAAAAAACTTTTTAATTCTTATTCTGAAGGCAAACATATAATTGCTTATGGATGTGCAGGGACGGGAAAGACCTTTATTACCCTCTACAATGCTCTTCGTGATGTTTTGAGTGAAACTACACCCTATGAGAGAATCTACCTTGTAAGATCTCTTGTAGCTACCAGAGAGATTGGATTTCTTCCCGGATCTCATGAAGATAAGGCAGATATTTACCAAATTCCTTACAAAAATATGGTAAAATATATGTTCCAGATGCCTAGTGATGCTGACTTTGAAATGTTGTATGGCAATTTAAAGTCTCAAGAAACCATTAAGTTTTGGTCCACTTCATTCTTACGTGGAACTACACTTGATAATTCTATTGTCATTGTTGATGAGTTTCAAAATTTAAATTTTCATGAACTAGATAGTATCATCACTCGTGTTGGTGAAAATACTAAAATTTGTTTTTGTGGAGATTCTAGTCAATCTGATCTTAATAAGACAAATGAACGTAATGGTATCGTAGATTTTATGTCTATATTGCGTAAAATGCCATCATTTGATATTATTGAATTTGGTATTGATGATATCGTTCGTTCTGGTCTTGTAAAAGAATACCTTACAGCAAAAATTGAAGCAGGTTTTTAATGTTTAATCATGTTGATATTGAACTGCCTCGTCTTGAAAGAGAGACGATAGATGGGGTTCGTTATTATAAAGTTCCAACAGAAGAAGAATTTCTTAAACTGGTTTCTATTACTTCAGTAACCAGTCATTATAATAAAGAAATTTTTGCAAAGTGGCGCAAAAAAGTAGGTGATGAGAAAGCAGATCGTATCACAAAACGTGCTACAAGTCGTGGCACAGATATGCATACTCTTGTTGAGGATTACTTACACAATCGGAATTTATCCGATGTTCAACCAATCTCTGATTTTTTGTTTAAAATTTCAAAAGCATATTTGAATAAGATTGATAATATTCATGCTCTTGAGGGAGCCCTATATAGTAAATCTTTGGGTATTGCCGGTACAGTAGATTGTATTGCGGAGTATGAGGGTGAATTGGCAATTATTGATTTTAAAACATCGGCTAAACCTAAACCAAGAGAATGGATTGATCATTATTTTGTCCAATGTATGGCATACGGATGTATGTTATATGAACTGACAGGTATCCCTGTCAAAAAACTTGTAATCATTATGGCTTGCGAAAATGGAGAATGCATCGTTTATGAAGAAAGAGACAAATCAAAGTACATCAGACTACTCACAAAATATATTAGCAAATTTGTTGGAGATAAATTGGAACAATATGGAATCGAATAAAGAACTAGAAAAAGTAATAGATAGTAAATTTTTATCCTCATCAAAATTTTCAATGGAAATTGAAAAAATTGTAACGGAAGAAAAAATTAACTATATTGATGCTATTGTGCATTATTGTGAAATTAATGGAATTGAAGTAGACTCTATTTCAAAATTAGTTTCGAAACCACTTAAAGAAAAACTTAAGTGGGATGCTACAAGACTCAATTTTATGAAAAGAACTTCAAAAGCTAAACTACCTATATGAAAGTGACACCATTTGAAACATATCAACATTATTTGTCACTAAAAAATCACTTCACGAATCCAAAATACGACTTTTTCAAATACGGTGCAAAAACCCGTGCCAGTGTGACTTCTTTCAACAAACGGCGCGATAAGTACTGGTTTGAAAAAACTTCCCGCAAGTACAATGATAAGGAAGTTGTTGATTTTTTGGTTTCTAACTTTTCTGCTGCCGATAATCCACAAAATTTATGGATTGGAGAAATTATCAGTTCTGGAGAAAAGACTTATGCGGAGTGGAAGGGAAAACAGCAAAGTATGACTTATCTGTTTAAAGAGCAAAGCAATGAATTATTTTCGGAGAATACATTGGAGAATGTTTTTGAATGTACAAAAACAACAAGTCATCCAATAATTTTAAAGAAATATCTTGGAGGGGAAATATCTCTTGAAACTTTTACTATTTACGAAAAAATTTTTAAATTTTGTACAAATTATGATAAAAAACTGAAAGATCCTGTATGGGAAACCGTCAGTTTGAAAATTAAAAAATATATTCCTTTTCTAAATATTGATGTATTCAAATACAAAAAAATATTGAGGGATATTATATATGAGTAAATTTTTTCAATCCGAAATTATTCAAAATGAATTAGATGAAATAAATCAATTGCAGGAAAAAATTTATAACAATTTGCTATCTTTTAGTGATATGTCTCAAAATATGAAATTAGATTATATTGAAATACTTGAGACTTTATTGAAAAAACAGCAAGTAATGTATACTAGGTTATCTCTCTCGGAAGATCCACAAGCTGTGGAGATGAGAGATAACCTTCGCAAATCTGTTGCTATGATGGGATTTCCACCAGAAACAGATATGCAAATTTTATTTAATCATATGAATGCAACAATTGAAAATCTTAGGAAATATATTGACGACTAAGAAAATTTTTGCTATACTATCAAAGTAAATCCAACGAATCCAAATTAATCTGAGGTAATTCAAATGAGCTTCGCAGATCTTAAAAAGCAATCCAAACTGGGATCCATGACCGAAAAATTGGTCAAGCAAATGGAGAAGATGAACAGCACCAATAATGGTTCTAGTGATGATCGTTATTGGAAACTTGAGTGTGATAAGAGTCATAATGGTTATGCAGTTATTCGTTTCCTCCCTGCACCCAACAATGAAGATCTACCCTTCGTAAAACTCTATTCACATGCATTTCAAGGTCCCGGTGGTTGGTACATTGAAAACTCTCTGACCACTATGGGTCAGAAGGATCCCGTGTCTGAATACAATACGATGTTGTGGAATAATGGCACTGATGCAGGTAAAGATCAGGCACGTAAACAGAAACGTAAACTGACTTATATTGCAAACATCTATGTTGTCAAGGATCCTGCAAATCCCGAAAATGAGGGTAAAGTATTCCTCTACAAATTTGGTAAGAAAATCTTTGATAAGATTACTGCAGCAATGCAACCAGAGTTTGATGATGAAGAAGCAATCGATCCGTTTGATTTCTGGCAAGGTGCAAACTTTAATCTGAAAGCAAAAAATTCTGCAGGTTATCGTAATTATGATGACTCTCGTTTTTCCCGTTCCAATCCTCTTCTTGACGATGATGATGCAATGGAAGCAATCTGGAATAAGCAGTATTCTCTTGCAGAATTAGTTGCTGCTGATCAGTTTAAAGATTATGATGATCTGAAAAAGCGTCTTGACTATGTTCTTGGGAATCGTGGAGTTCCTAAGATGCAGGATCAAGAAACTACTGAAATGGAAGAGTCTTTTGAACGTGAGCGTCGTGGAGAAACTTCTTATTCAAATAATGACTTTAATTCTCCTGATATTACAGTGTCCTCTTCTAATGATTTTGAGGATGATGAAAACTTGAAATATTTTGCAGCACTTGCAGAATGATATAAGACGGGGGGGGAAACCTCCCCTTTTTAGTTACTAATAACTCTTGTATTCTCTGTTCTTATTAGTTTTTCATCAATAAATTCTGAAGAACGATCATAAAGCATAATTTGTCTCATATCATTTAAAAACTGTTGCAAATATCTTGGTTTTAGTAAATAGATTGAAGACTTTTCTCTATTTTTTCTAACTTCGTATTCATAATTCTCTATACTTGTTACTGGATTAATATTGGCAGCAATATTATTTGGATTTGGAATTGTGAAATTTGAGTCAACAACTTTTCCTTCAGGCAAGATTAATCTATTTTGATTATCTTTTACTTCGGTGGTTTCGTAATGATGTGATGTATTGAGATTTTCTACTCCATATTTTTCTACTGCAAAACGATATAGGTCTCTATTTGATAAAGGCCATTCATTTCTCACATTGATAATTCCAGCGGTCATTAATACAACCCAATCTAATTCTGAACTTCCATAATATTCTTCTGCAACAGTATCTGGTCTTGATCCTTCTGGAATTTCATACTTATTAAAAATTGTGAAAACATTTTGTAAGTCATCACGTAACTTATTTCTTCTGAATAGATTTTTAACTCTTAAATAATTTCTATTTGAGTTACTATTTGAAAGAAATGACTGATAATCTAAATCTGGTAGTTCTCTAAAGTATCCCATTTTAGTATCCTACTCCTTCTTCGACTTGATTATAATCAGTATCATAAATTGGTTCAAGTTCCTTAAATCCAAGTTCTAATACCATAGAAACTGGTGATCCTTCCTCACCAGCATAAGTTGCATATACACCCTCACCTGTATAATTTACTGACATATCAGTTAATGCACATTGCTTAAATGTGTGCAAGAATGGGTGTTTTTTAGGTCCTTGTTTATAAGTTAAATTAAATACGTTTGGTGATTTTAGAAAGATATTTGACACCGTTCCTTGATTTCCTTCCAGTGTTTCCGATGTTCCACCTAACTTTGGTGCCATATTTCTCTTGAATGCATTAATAATTAATTTAACTTGTTTTGCTTCTTGCGGTCCTCTTGGTGTCAACTTAAATGAGAACTTAAAAGATCTTAAGTTTACTCCATTGAATAGAAGTTCCACATTCTGATTTAGAATTTCACCATCTTGTCTTGCAAAAACAGCATCTCTTGTCAATGAACCTCCAAGAGGAATATTTGCCGCTTGTGCTGCTATTTGTGCTAAAAATGCTGTCTTAAATTCTTCTGAATTATTTGTAAAGGGAGCAGCTAAATTTGAAAATTGAGTTGAAAAATAGTTAGATAATGTTTCTAATTTAAAATTAGCTGGCAACTTTTCTGTCATTGTTTTTAATACACCACCATAAACCGCAGCAGTCAATCCATCAAGATTTCCTTCCGCAAAACTTACGGAGTTTCCATCCTGAACATTTGATGGAATTGGTAGGAAGATAGTTCCATTATTTTGTAATGCTCTTTCTGTTGCAGTTCTTTTTTCTAAACCAGTTGCGGCATCAAATCTTCTTCTAGAATCACCAGATGCTAAACTTCCGCCAGATATAGTGTCAACTGACTGATACTGTCTAATATCAATTTGCAAATAATCTGTTTTATCTGTCAGTGCATCATAAGGATATCTTAATATGCTTGCCATTTATCCTTTTCTAACTATTTGGAAACTTTGCATAAGGGATTTTCCTTAAGTCTGTAATTTCACCCGGATCAACTTCATACAATTGCCCAATCACTTCATTCCAAGTGTAATTCCTCATTTTACCCCAATGAAAATTAAATCCACTAAAACCCTTTGCATAAACATCAGTGACTGCAACTAATGGATGCTGATCATAAACTATTCCAGGAGTTTTTGCTCTATAAACATAAGTATAAAAGTTTCCTGGATCTGGAACAGGAGTTACTGTGCTTTTCAATGCATCCATAATTTCAAGCATTAGATCTTCAGGATCATCCTCAGTTCCAATCAATCTCTGTAATACTTTACGAACACGATTTGCATCATCATCTGTTGGTCTTTGTATCGATCTTCTTGCATCTTTCCTAATTCCTTCATCATAAACATTTGATCCAATGGGCACAT